CTTGACATTGTACGGGCGGCCGTGGTATAGGTCGCCTTTACTTTGCTTCAGACATTTCTGTCATGACAGAACAAACAGTCGCTACCGATGTGTCCGATGTGTCAGACGTGTCAGACATTTCTGTCATGACAGAACAGACCGATGCTACAGGAAAGACTGCCTCTACAGGAGGTACCGTCGCCTCTGTCCTGGCCGATCGCTTCGCCTAGCACAATCGCCGCCCCTTGTCAAGCGTCCCACCCACTGGACGGGCGTCCAGCCGGCTGGATGGGGCCATGGTGTCATGGGGTCAACGAAGGTTCCTTGATGATCAATGGGGTCATGACCCCTTGGGGTCATGGGGCCGGACTTGACATCGCACGGGTGGGCCCGCATGGCAGGCCCACTGCGGATACTCCTCGCTGTAGAAAATTTTGAAAATTGGGGAAAAACGGCCGATCGCCCCTCTAAAACTCAATCTTCCGCCGCGGCCAGGGCAGGACCGAACGCCATTGAATCATCGAGAGGGGGATTGTGATGAAAAAGCGGTTCGCCTGGTCCGCCGGCGACCATTCCCCGGCCAAACACAGCGCCAGGTCGGTCTCGCGCGTCACAAATCCCACATGGAAGCACGTTATGGGCTCAATCGGGCTTTCGACCTCGTCCTGGTGGCGGGAATAGTGGGCATCGACCCAGCAGACCATCTCCAGGGGCGGCAAAGGGTGCTCGATCGGCTCATTCGGCACTTTTGGTCTTCCCGGCGCCGGCCTCGTCTTGCAATTCCTTCACATGGGACTCGACTCCGTCGATCAGGCCCATCACGAAGCCCGCAACCGCCGCGGAGTCCCGGAATCGGAGGTGGATGACCCCGCTGTAGTCGTCCGTGAGGGTCAGGAGGGCCGAATGGGTGTGGACCGAGACGCTAATTCCGCCGAAGCGGGGATTTACAACAGATGCGGTCATAAGTCCTATTATACCTCGGCTGGGCCTCCTAGTGTCGGCCCGCGGCGAAGCGAACCCCAGGGTAGACTTTAGATCCCCAAACCTGCTATAACGCTGTTCTGAGCGGTCAGTGTTCGGCTCCATAAAACCCCCACACCAAAGCTCGGCCGTGCTACAATGTGTGCATGCCCGGCTCCTACGTCCCACCCCTCCCCAAGAAGAATACCTACATCTCCGGGGGCGCGGATCTCCACACCACCCCGATCGATGTAACCGCTGAAGATGCCTACATTTCCTCGATCCGCCTGACCAACACCGCGGCTGGCGCCACCACCGTCATCATCACCGACAAATCGACCGAACTCAACCTCATTTACGACGCCCTTTCCCTCGCCGCGTCCGAAATCTCCAAAGAACACCCCCCCGGCAACCAAGAACTCTTCTGCGAGGGCGGATTCGACATCAAAACCTCGCAAGCCGGGGTCGAAGCGAACATCGTCTACTGGACCCGCCCGGCCCAATAAAATGCGAAAACTCCTCCTGCTCGCCCTCCTGGCCCTCCCGCTCAGCGCCCAGTGGTGGTGCGCCTTCAACCCACTCGCCGCCGGCTGCCCGCCCACCGACCAAACCCCACACGATGATCGAACCGAGCTTTGCGACATCCCGGTTCCGGCTGCATTCACCGTAGTCTACGGAGCGCCGCCCGCGGGTCTAGGCTGCCTGTCCAACCCAACCAAGGTCACCTACTACACCAATGTTCAATCGTGGGTTCCCGGAAGCTCAGCGTTGTTCGAGGGCGAGAATGCGGAACCATTCAAAGAGTTTGGTTTCGGTCACGGACTCGCATTCACCAAGAGCTGGGGAGCTTACGAGCGTGAATTGATTGCATTCCCCAGTCCGGAGTGGGGCCGGCCGATTCCCGTCGTCTTCGGACCGGGCGCGCGCCTGTTCCCATCGCCCTACATCGCGCGCAGCCAAACCGACGCGCTTCGTTTCGGCGCCTGTATCGCCAAACTACATCCGTCAGTAGTGCCACGTTTCGCAAAACTCAACGGATCCAACTGCAAGGTGGACTAGTGGCGGGGGCCGCGGGGACAAGATATTACCCGAAGTGGGACGGACCTGGTGAGATCCGCGCCGTCAAGCGGATACGTCACAGAGCCCGCACGGACCTCCTATACCTCGCCCGCGAAATCCTCGGGTACGACAAGGTCTCAGAGGAAGTACACCGACCGATGGTGTCGACCCTGGCCCAGTTCGGTGACATCCAAGGAAACGACCGAGTCCAAGCAGCCAACTCCACCGCGCGCTCCTTCTCCAAGTATGAACCCCTCGGCCAGGACCCGGCGGACGTACTCCCCAAACCGCTCATCGACGACCCTACCACATTCCGGAACGTCCTCATCCTCGACCCACGCGGCTGGTTCAAGTGCCACCGGATCACGGACGAGAAAAACATCCGCCTGGCTTCCGGCGAATATGTGTCCGTGAAAGACCTACATATTTCGGACACGCTTGACTCCCTCAGCGACGAATATGAGCCGCAGCCTTGCCGAATCACGGGCATCGAAAAGCAGCCGCCCCAACCGGTTTACCGCCTCCGTTTTCGCTCCGGCCGTACCCTCGAAGTATCCGGCAACCATCCGATTCGCCAACTGGATTGTTGGACCCCGGCGGCCGACCTGAAACCCGGCGACCGGTGTGCCGTACTCGGTCACGCACCCGAACCCGAAAACGCCCCCGAGTTGCCACATGCTGAAATTGTAGGTTGGATTCTCGGCGACGGTTCGATGTCGAACCAGGTTGTCACAAACGAAAATCCGCAGTTTCGCAAAGAGGTTATTGAATCTGCAACCCGCGCTGGTGGAACTGCTCACGAAGTCCATTTTCCCGCTCGCACATCAGGAGTGCGCCTCCAAGGCTTACGCCCATTATTCCGCCATCTCGGACTATTTGAAACCGTCTCCGGGGACAAATTCGTACCCGCTGAAATGTTCCGAGGCGACAACGCTTCAATCTCGCGCCTTTTGTACGGACTGTTTATGTCGGATGGAACGGCTGCCGACAACAAAATTCGATACACTAGCAAAAGCCGGCGTTTGTGTACGGATATCCAACGCCTGTTGTTACGCTTCAATGTGTGGTCGAAGGTCGTAAAAAGCCACAATCACAAATACAACACAGACTACTACCACACCGAGGTCACATCCTCTCCCGAGGTTGAGAAATTCCTCCGCATCTTCGAGTGGCAGAAACCGAACAAATTCCTTCCGTCACAGAAGCCCAACCCAAACTTCAATACCGTGCCGAAAGCGTGGCGCGACCGCTTCGGTAAAACACTGTTCCAACGCGGAACACGTCCCGCCAACCTATCCTCAAACAAATCGTATCGGAAGTACGACATCTCAAAGCCTCGATTGAAGGAACTCGCGGCCACCTTAGATGACCAAGTTCTCAAAAATCTTGCAACCGACAATGTCTACTGGGACCACATCGAAAAGGTGGAATTTCTGGGCAACGAAGAAACCCTAGCAATCGAAACTAGCACGGGCAACTACGCAATCGCTGATGTGGTCACCCACAACACCACCCTCAACTGTGTCGCGCACTCAATCCAGATCCTCCTGAACTTCCCCTCGACCTCGATCCACATCGTCCATGCCAACGGAGAAATCTCCCAGGAGATCGTTGGCTCGATCATCAAGGAACACTTCATCTCGAACACGAAGATGAGGTACGCATTCCCCGAGTTCTGCTCCACCGTCGACACCAAGGGCTCCTTCAAGGATTTCGGGACGAAAAGCCAGTTCACCTCGCCCGCGCGCCAGCAGTTCTTCGGTGCCCCCTCGGTCTCGGCCGGCTCGATCGTTTCAACCTCCGCCGGGAAGCATTTCCACTGGATCAAGTTCACCGATATCGTCACCGAGCAGAATTGCCTCACCGGCGACCAGCTCAAAAAGACCGCGCAGATTTTCCATATGTACCACAATCTGCTCCTGGCCCCACACTACTTCATCGATGTGGAGGGAACCTGCTACGACTACGACGATGTCTACAACAAGTACATCATCGAGCGCCAACTGGGCCTCGACGACGAGGATCGCTCATATCGGATGTTCGTCCGTGGATGCTTCCACAAGATCATCCCCGAAGGCGCCACCGAGACTTACTTCCCTGACGAGCGCGACTGGCCCTTCCTCATGAGATGCCCCGAGCACCCCACCTCCGAGGGCGCCACCGAGGACTGCCTGGTCGAGGGATGCACCAAGAAGAGAGCCCCGGTCAGCCGCTTCGAGGAATGGAACTCGACCCGTTTTCTCCTCGAGAAGCGCAACCAGGATGAATGGATGTTCGCCCGGCAACAGCTTAACGATCCCTCCAAGACGACCGGCGATGACCACCCCTTCCCCAAGTCCCTCATGGTCTGGGTGCCCAAGAAGGCTCTCGACCAGCTCAACTTCCGGTTCTTCTCCCTCTCGGTGGACACGGCTGAAGCGATCACGAAGAGGTCCGACTTCACGGCGATCACCGTCGTCGGCTGGTCCGACCAGAACCGCGGATACGTGGTCGACGGGGTCCAGGGCCGGTTCCTCCCCGAACAGATGCTCGAGTACGTCTTCACGATGTACCGCAAGTGGCGATGCACCGAGTGCCGCATCGAGAAGGCATCCTACAACCGCGGACTCATGCCGGCCTGGCGCGAAAAACAGGCCCGCGAGCAAGCCCGGATCAACCTCGTCTGGCTCGAGCGCGACACCCGCACATCCAAAGAGGCCCGCATCATGGCCCTCCAACCCTTCTTCAAGTCCGGCGACCTCCGCTTCTCCCGCGGCCTGAACCCCTATGTCCAGGAACAATTCGAGAAGCAGTTCGAGCGCTTCGGCGGCGGTGGACATGACGACCTGATCGACGCCCTGGCGGACCAGTTCCAGAACCGCACCCTCTCCCTCGCCGAACGCCCCCGCTCGGAGAAGGACATCATGGCGGCAGCGAACAAGGCCATGATCGACCGCGCGATGCAGAAGCAAGCAATCTACGGCCCCGAGCATTACATTCGGAACCATACCGGGGCGCTCTAGCCCCGTCCTCAGGGTAATGCCTGTCACCGGGTCGAATAGAGTATAATGGGGGTTGAATGCTCGTCACGATCGAGATATGTGCCATTATGGATTACATTGACCAGTTGATTGGATGGGTGGCGGTGAATGGCTGGTTTGTGCTCGGCGCCCAGTTTATCTTCTCCGCCGCGGTCCAGGCGATTCCAGTCGCGTCGGTGCAGGACTCGAAGTCATACCGCTTCTGGTACAAATTCCTCCATCTCCTAGCCGGCAATATCCGTGTAACGGCCTCGAAGCCCAAAGGAGCCCTCTAGTGGGTATCGCAGCGATCATTGGCGCGATTCTACCCTTAATCCCCCTCATCCGCGGGGCGATCAAGGGCGGCGAGAGTGCTATAGGAAGCGGAAACGGCTCGAAAAAGATGGAATTGGTTGTCTCGGGTCTCAGGCCCTTTTTCAAGGCTCTCCAAGATGCGGGCAAGATTCCGGATGACTTTAATCTTGATTTGGTTGAGTCGGTGGTTGAGACGATTTTTGGGGAGATGAAAGCGGCTCAAGAGGTGGGAGAGAACACTAATCTACCGGGATCATTCAAGCCTGGAACAGCCTACCCCGTAACGATCCAAGGGACCGCGGAATTTAAGGTAACCTAATGAACCCCCAATTGCAGCAACTCCTCCAGACATTCCTTAGAAGTAATCAGGGTTCAACCGCCCCTGCATCCCGGCGGGTAGCCCAGGAAGGCCCAAGCACAGGTCCGATGGCGGGTGGGATTGGAGCCATGCTCCGAAACCTCTTCCAAAACAACCCCGGTGCCAGGGCAAGGGTAGCCGCCGCCCGCGGACGCCAAGGAAGACCATCCGCCCCCCAAGCATTCGGCGATCCAACCGGACTCTATGATTTTGGTTCCACTGGCCGAGCCCGCTCAGGGAGTAGGATTCCTCTCCAGGTCAATCCCTCCAACAACGGTGGCCCGACAAACCAGTTCGATCAAACCGCTGGAGGCCGGCAGTTTGGGTCTGGCCGAGCCCGATCCGGCGCGCGTCCGCCCGCCCAAGCATTCGACTCGAACAACGCCGGCCCCACAAACCAGTTTGATCAGGGTATGCAGATTCCCTCGAATCCAATTACAGCCTTTACGGGACAACCCCCCGCCGGTGGACTCCTTAGCCAATTCTCAAATTCCGGTCCACCCCGGTTGATGAATCAGGGGCCAGGGATACCTATGCCAGCTAATTCCGGTTTCGGCGGCTCATCTAGTTCATCCTTCGGTCAACCTTCAGCCCCGGCCAGCCCAAACAATTCCTACTACGGCGGCTCATCTAGTTCATCCTTCTAGTGTTATACTTGAACCATGCCCGCTGATAAGCCCCTGACCCCCGAGGAGCGCCTTGAAGCCCTCCGGTTTGGGCGTTTGTCGAATCTCAAGGGTGAGATGAAGGCGCGCGCGAGCAAGAAGGAAAAAACTGTCAAAAAGGCCAAGGAGCTTGGCGTATTCGATCGAGCAATCCAACTAGCCACTCAGGCCCGCGATCGTCTATTCGGTGCCGAAAAGCTCAAAGAAGCCGCTAAGCAATGATCCTACCCCAGCAGCCCGCCGCGCTCCCGGACATCAACCTCGAGCATGCCGAACTCAAGTTCCCGCCGTCGCTCCTGGGAGATCCTCGGGCACTAAGCACCGTCGTTAAGACGTTCGATCAGTGGGCATCCGCCCGCCAACGGAACGCCGACCACCGCTGGATCGCCAACGATCAGATGTACCTCGGTCAGGTCGAGCAGAAGTTCTGGCCCGACAAGAAGACGAAGCGTTCAGCCCTGGGAATCCCGATCACCTTCGACCAGGTCGAGTCAGTCTACCCAATCCTCTCCAGAGCCCTATTCGGACGAGACCGCTGGTTTGGCGTAAAAGCCACGGCATTCTCTACCCCCGAGATGGCCCGAGATCTCGAGAAGGCCCTGAAATATCAGTTCGAGTCCCCCCAGGATTCCAACGGTGGGACAGCGATGCGCGAGATGAAGTTAGCTCTCCGCGACTTCCTCCAGCACGGCGAGGGTATTGCCGAGATCGGCTGGGATCCCGTCCAAGCCACCCTCTTCGTCGAGAACGTCCCGGTGAAGGACTTCTACTTCGATCCCCAGCTCGGCCATCCGGACATCAACCGCGCGAAGGCTCTCATGCGGCGGACGATGATCTCTCTTGACGATCTCGAGAAACTCCGCGGCATCCAGCCGTACAACATCCCCAGCAAGGCAATCCTCCGTTGGGCGGCCCAAGGATCACCCACCCACCCCGGAGACGATATCGACAATGCCCTCAGCGCATTCCGAGGCGACCAACCGTCCAACCAGGCTCCCGTGAATCCTGACCCCATCTACCGTCCGGTCGAGGTGATCAAGTATTGCACCGATGATCGCTGGATCTGGGTCCTCAACCGCAGAGTGGTCATTCTCAACACCCCGAATCCCTTCGGCACGAAGAACTACGTTGGCGCCCCCGCGACGATCCTGGTCGGGAAAGCCTACGGGATCTCGATTCCGGACATGCTCGAAGGCGAGCAGGCTCTTATCCAGGGGCTCACGAACGCTCAGATCGACGAAGCCTCCCTGGCCCTCATGCCGCCTCGCTACCGGAACCCGATGGCCGGCAACACGACCGCGCGTAACACCTGGGCACCTGGCGAGGTCGAGGACGTATCCGGCGACAGCATCGAGGTAGCCTGGCCTCAAGGCGTCGTTCAGCAGACATTCCCAATGCTCGGGATGGCCCAACAGCGTGCCCAGAGGCGATTTGGCATCTCCGAGATGACCCAGAGTGGTACCCCCACCCCCTCGAACGCCAACCGCACCCTAGGTGGCATCAATCAGCAATCTGGCGGCACAATGAGCCGGCTACAGGCGCCCCTGGAAAACTTCGAGGACTATTTCCTCGTCCCCCTGTTCTACAAGGCCCAGACGATCCTGAACAAAGTGTTGCCCGGCTCCCTCCCTTCGATACCGGCTGGCGAACAGCAACAGGTCCCACGTTCGATCCTGGGCGCCCCCGTTCACTTCATCATGTCCGCCGCGTCCCGGCTGGCGGCTCGAGCCGAACTCCAACAGATCCTCTCCCCCGTCTCGCAGACGCTTCTCTCGCAGCCCGTCATGAATGCAGCCAAGGGCCAGGGCCAGACGATGGACTTCAAGGAATGGAATCGTTTCTTCCTCGATGCCACCACCGGCGAAGAATACCAATTCTACCGCCCGATGACCGAAGAGGAAGCCCAGTTCGCCCAACAGCCCGATCCCGAGACAATGGCGCGATTGCAGCAACAGCAGCAGGCTGAGCAGACACGTCGTGATATCGCGCAACAGAAGAACCAGACTCAGATCCAGGTGGCCCAGATTGAGTCACAGACGGATGCGGAGGATCGGTCAGAGCGTTCGTCGACCGAGATCCTTAAGCTCCTATCTGGGGAGAAGAACGACCGACTGAAGGCGATCTTGGAGGTAAAGAAGGGTGAACAGACCAGGAGCAGTGATAAGTGATGAGAACCATGCGATAGCGATCCTTGAGCATGACTACGGGTTCAAGCATGTCGTGGGAGTTCTCGAACAAAAGGCTGAAGAATGTTTGAATACCGCTTATGCCGCGGGAGCAGCGGGAAAAGATCCAGCACCTGCCTTGATGCTCTCATTCGGCTTTAAGCGATCAATCGAAGTAATGCGCGAATGTATCTTAAACGCGAAGAAAAAACTGGAACAGGAGAAATTCAATGGCTGACGAAACGGTAAGAATCCCAGCACCGGGAACGACCAACGAATTGAGTAATATGTCCGACGAAGAGGTGAGAACCCTCTACGAAATGGCCCAATCGCGACTCGGCTCGCAACCCGAAACCCAACAGTTCCAGATGCGCCTCCCCGACGGTCGCCAGGTTACCGGCAACCAGGCGGAAATCCAGGCGCAGGTCGACACCATTCAGCAACAGACCCCGGAACCCCAGGCCCAGCAGAACCCCCAAGCGGCGCCCGAGTGGGCCGACGCGGAGTTCAACCGGCTCCATTCGGAGAAAGGGGTCAAAGAGGCTCTCGACTACTACCTCCGAGACGCCTTCCAAGGTCAGAACCCGGCCGAAGTTCTCGGTATGTATGGACAGGCCCTAGCGAACGTGGGCTCCCAGGTCCTCGACTTCAACAAGGAGCGGTTTAACACGTCTCATCCCGGAGTTCCCGAAAACGGGTACGAATCGGCGATCCAGTTCTGTCAGCAGAACAACTGGCCGGCCGTCGGTCAGAACCTCGAGCGCGCCTATGTCCTCCTCAAGCATGAAGGCACGATCACCGAACAAGCGCCCCAGCCCCAGGCCGGTCCCCAGCTAGCGCCAGGTCCCGCGCCAGCCGATTACAGCCAGCGCGGTCAGGGACAATCACTCCCTGAGGCCACCCAGCAATTCATCCCGCAGCGTCTCACGCCTCAGGCTGAAGGCAACTGGAACGAAGTCCCGAACGACGTGGGCGCAATCGAATCGGCCACTCAGCACATGGGCACCGATGAATTAAGGGCCTATATCGACAAAACTCTCAATCAAGGGGGGAGTATTCAGTAGGCTATAATATGCCCATGCGAAATCGTCTGTGTTATACTTAAAGAGATTTCAAATGGTCCTTCGTAGACCGCCAACTCGGGCTCAATCGCCCTGTGGTGTAGGAGAAAAGAATGTACGCACCCGCAACAAATACCACGAGTTCACTATCCTCGCATCTCGCGACGGTCTGGTACAACCGGAAAGCCGAAGACGCTCTGCGTGAAAAGCAGTCGTTCTGGCGTCTGGTTGAAGATCGCGCTCTCCCCCTAAATAACGGTACGGTTGCTCAATTCTACCGCTACACGAATCTTGGCGCCGACACTACTCCGACCGCTACGACTGAAGGCGCTGTTGGTACTGGCCTCCAGTTTGGATCGAGCACGTTCACCGTCACCGTTTCGCAGTATGCCGATTGGGCCTCGCTTTCGGATCTTCTCATTGATACCTCGATCAGTGATGAAGTCTCGAACGCGGCTGACCAGATGGGTTATCGCGCGGCCGTTACGGCGAACAACATCATCAAGAACGAGATCGACAACTCTGCCGCCTCGTTCACCCTCAGTGCCCTTTCAGGCACCACGTTCAGTTCGCGCGACGGCCTCCATGTCTCGCAGCTCATGGAAGGTCTCAACATCCGACCGATGTCGAGTGGCTACATTGAAGCCCTCATTCATCCGTATGTTGCGTACGACTTCCTGAACGATCCTACCGCCGGCGGGTTCCAGGACATCGTCAAACGCGGTGGAAAAGGCAACGAACGCCTCTTCACGAAAGAAGACCGCGGTTTGCTGGCGATCAAAGATGGTGTGCGGTATTGGTCCTCGACCGATGTTACCGCCACGGGCAACTCGCCCAACGAATGGCGTGTGTACTTCGCTGGCATGGGCGCGGTTAGTGCCGTTGATCTAGCCGGTCGCGGTCCTCAGCGCACGATGGATCACCAATCAAGCAAATTCCGCGTCAATGTTATCCGCCCCGGCGCTTCCGCCGCGGACCCGGCCAACAAGATTGCCGCTTACATCGCCTACAAGTACACCTTTGCGGCGAAGATTCTCGACTCAACCAACTACCGGCTTCGCAAGATCGACGCGACCAGCGGTATCGTGAGCTAAAGGAGATATAAAATGGCTGCTGGACTAGTTAAACAACAGGACAACGCGAGCCGCGAAGAAGGCTACTCGAACAAGCAATTCACCGCGACCGTGTATAATGCCGGAACATTGAATGGTTCCTTTGAAGGCATTATCGGTTTTCCGTTCTCTGCGGGTGGTTGGCGCCTCACGGGTGTCAAGCTCGCTGTGGGCGTGAACACGACTCATTCTTCGTCGGCAACGATCGGAGTAACGATTGCCAAGAATACCGATGGCGGGACTACGTGCCTCGCTACGGAACCGGCGATCACTGATTCGGCAGTTGGCGGGCGAATTGTAGCTGACTCGAATGATGCGGACGCTACCGGAATCACGATTGCCGTGGTCCACGGTACGACCGCGAATATTGATTTTGTCGATAGTGATGTCGCCTTTCTAACCATCACTGAAGCGGGTACCGGCGGGACCGATCCCTCCGATGTCTCCGTCACGCTCGATTTCACCGAGAAGCAGGACTTTGATCCCGCTCCGACTTCCTAAAGGAGTGATTGAATGGCTGTACCAGACGTAGCAAACGCATACACACTCCAGAGCGACGTGACGGTAGACTTCTCTGCCGTCGCGGGCGGCACGGTGGTCGAAGAGTCGTTCACGGTCAATGGCTTGAAAACGAGTCAGGTGATTGTCGTCAACAAGCACGGCTCCGATGCCGGCCTGTTCTTGCTCGACTATCGAATTACGGCGGCTGACACGATCGGGATCTCGATGTATAACCCAACCGCGTCGTCCATCAACGCCGCATCCCAAACCTTTAAGGTGGTGGCACTCTAATGGCCGTCCTTCAAACAGTCTCCATCGCCCCGGCTGCGAATCCGATTGGTGTCAGCGCGACCGACGCCGATCTCAACGCCACTTCAACAATCTTAGACTCGTTCAGTTTCGTGGCTGCCTCGGCTGCCTCAAATGTAAGCGAAGTGACAGTCACCGCACTCGACCCGGATGCGGCTACACTCGCTGAACCCGTCGTGTTCGATATCTGGTTGAGCGATGCTTCAACGGGCGCCGGCTTAACCGCCACGACCACTTCCGGAACGGTAACAGTCAAGTCTGCTAGTGGTGCGGTCCTCGTAACGGGAACCGCGAAGAAACATCTTCAGGTGCAGGCGCTTGCGACCGGCATCTTTACCCTCGAGATTACCGACACAGCTAAGACGACTTTCTATGTCTGCGCGAAAAACGGTAACGGCGGGGTTGATGTAAGCACCATTCTCGCGACCGGAGATTACGGCGCATAAAGTCAGGCCCCTCCCTTGCCTGCTCCAGGACCCTCGGTGGCGCTCACGCGCTTCCGGGGGTTTCTGCACGTGGTGGTATAATGGGATTTAAGAGAGTCTAACGCCTGTGGCCCGTCCAACCGAAGCTAAAGTCATAACCGCCGCGAATGTCGCCTGGGCGGATGGAACCCTTTTCCAGGGGTACCTCCTCCTCGTTCTGGGTATGCCCACCCGTTCCGCGGTCGCTTACACCGAAGTCTACCTCCAGGGGACCGACATTCACAAGTGGCGTGTGCCCACCCGAGTCAAGATCCCCATCGTCGACGGGGTGCTCTCAACCTCCGTCCGCGTCTGGCAGAACCTCGACATGGTTCCTACCGAGACGGACTACTCAGCCTACTGGTATGACGACAGCGGGAAGTCGATCGCGACTGACGATCCGTCCCAATTCTCGATCACGGCCAGCTCATATACGATCACGCCACCCACGCTCTCGAACAACACAGCACCAGCCTCCGGAGGGGCTCCTTAATGCCGGCAACTCGACGTAACCTCGGGGTCTGGGACTCCAAGTTCCAGCAGGTCAATAAGGCTACCCTCATCCAGGACGCCACTCGGATGATTGTCAACGAGGGCATCAAGCGAGATGTCCAGGACGCGGCCTATGTCGGCGACAAGCTAACCTCGATCGCGAACATCGAGCGCCAACTTGGTAAGCCGATGTCGCCCCTCAAGTACAAGCAGATCATCGAAAAAGCGGCCCCGCAGATCAAACTGGACAAGCACCCCCTTTTCGAGCTCTATTCAGTCTTCGAGATCCGCAACCTCCCCGTCTCAATGGGGTCATACGGCCTCTCAGGAGGCGCTCAGCGCATTTACATAGGCTCGGTGGGGGGTAGGACCATGAAAATGCTCCCAGAGTGGTCTGTGATGTCCCAGGTGACCAAGAAGGTCCCCTCGCTGGACCGCAAGGACCCGATCGGCCAGACCGTCACCGTCCCCGATCAGATGGAAGCCCGCGGCTGGCGCTCAATGCTGGCTCTCCTGGTCTCCGGGCGACACATCACCAAGACCGCCGCTGACAAGATTGTTCTCAAACACGGCTCGGAAGCTCGTCCCTCGTGGCAAGCAACCACCGGCGAGTCCAACCGGCGCGACTACCTCGGATAGCAAGGAGAGATCACATGGCAAGGAAAACACAAGCAGAACTCGAGAAGGAACTGGCCTCCAACGCGAACCTTACACTCGCGGTAGCGGCCGGCGCCTCCGACCAAGGTTCCAACGGAGCCCATCAGGCCCTCATCGAAAAGGTTCTCAGCCGACAGCTCGCCAAACAGGAGGAAGAGGAATCCGCTGAACTGCGAATGCAGCAGACGATGGCGGCCAACTCAGCATCCGCGGCGGCCCTGGCCGAGAACGAGAAGCGCGCTCAACAGGCCGGTTGCTCCCATCGAAACGAGCATGGCCAGACCCGAGTGGGCGGCCAAGTCCTCTCAGAGTCCGGAACCGCGCCCGCTCGCATCTTCTACACTTGTATGGGTTGTGGCATGGAATGGCGTATCCCGCGGCGCTCGGAGAAGGACCCCATCTTCCCCACTGAACTCAGCCCCAGCCCTCGAGAAGTCGGCGGCGCGGTGATGTCAACCGGGATCAACACTCAGCTCAACGTGAATGACGTTGTCCCCGAACGGCCCGTCGGCAACTTCGGCGCCCCCGCTTCCCAGGACGGAGCCTCGGCCTAAACCATGGCAACCAATCGCACACCTTTGGAGGCCCTGTCCTTCGCAAAGAGGTTCATCAAGAACTTCAAGATCGATGACTCCGATCTGAAGATCCGGATTCTCAATGCAGCCTCCAACCGTCTCCACCTGTTCGCCCCGTGGGATTGGTCTATCGCACAGCTCTCGCTCGACTCCCCGGAGATCGCCAACGGCACAAGCACCTATGCCTTCACGGCAGCCTCCCCCGACGACTACTTCAAACTCATCCGAGCCCAGGTCTACAGCTCGAACAGTAACCGAGCTGGTACGATAAAGATAGTTCATTCCCTGCCATCGCAGGATCGACACAATGGAACCATTGAGCAGATCGCTCGCATTGCCGGCCAAGCTAACGTCCGAGTCTACCCAACGCCTCAATATGACAGTTCCGACCTCCCTGATTTGGATGTCTGGTACAAGCTCACAAATTATGAAATCGTAGAGACGGGCGCGACGGGCCGGCAAGCGAACGATGATTCAGCAACGGGGCTCCTCTTCCCCGATGAATGGTTCTGGGTCTACGAGGAGCTGGTGCTCCTATACGCCCTACGATTCTCAGACGACATTAAAGCGGGCAGCGCCTCCATCTCCGACAGCGGAAAAGGTCAACGGATTGAACTCACCGGCCAGCAGGCAATCGCGCGTGAAGCTCTCCTGTTCATGGCCTCCAAAGAAGAGATGCTACTAGAGGGAGTTGGCGAGGTGTCGAATGGCTAAGACCCCAGGCGAGGCATGCGAACTTCTAACTAAGTCACCGGCCTATTCTCGTCTATCCGACACGGCCTTGAAGGTCTATGCCTCCAATGCGGCATTGACATTCATGTGGCAAGCTCACAAATGGCGCGAATCTTTGGCCGACTTTCCTCCCTTCTATCTGACGCCCGGAGAGCCTTTTCACTTAGATCCCGACATCGACATCCCGACTGACTACTGGTACCTCGATAAGGCTTGGATCGATATTCTCTACGGGGGCGACACGATCGACCTCGACATCTACAAGACCCTGACCCCCAGCGGATACGAGGGTCAGCCGGCCGCTATCTCATACGATCAGAGCCGGAACGGTTTCATCATCTCGCCCACCCCGTCCGAGGGCTTCGATGCCCCCAACTACGTAGTCCGAGCGCGATACAAGAAGAAGCCAACCCAGTATACGAGTACCACTCTAAACCAAACGGCGCTCCCGTTCGATGACCAGCACTTCCACCTGTTCGTTCAGGCCCTCCGGGTAGCCTATTACGACATCCTTGAGGACCAACGTGCCGGCGAAGTCCAGTATGTCGGCGGCCGGGCATCTTACACAGGCGCCCGTGGAAAATTCTTCGGCATGCTCCGGGAAACCCTCATCCCCGAGATACAGGGCGCCGGAGTAGGATACATCGTGCCCGAGGGAAATCTCTCGATGGGACGATGGTAGATGCCTTACTCCTCAAAATACGACGGATTCCAAATCCTGGAGTTCGAGCAACTCGGGTATGACTCCCTCTCCAAGGGGCTCGACCCCACGCCGCGGCTCGTCTCCGGCTCCCTTGACCTATATGTCGACCCCGACCGCACCCTAACCAAGCGCCCCGGCCTGCGCGAGAACGACATCGGCGCCCTCCCGGTTCCCCTCGAAGAGAACAGTCTTACTTTTTCTGAGGCTTTTGATGATGCTACTTGGTTAAAAACCTCCTGTAGCGTAGTCGCTAATTCTATTGCGGCTCCCGACGGAACAATAACGGCTGAAACTATTGTTGAAGCATCTGACACAGCCACAACTCATTATTTACTCCAAACTACCGCGGGTACAGCAGATGCAGATCAAACATATACTGTATACGC